TGACACCGTGGCGTTCACCGCGTAGAGCAAGGAGATAACAGATGCCAACCTTCGGCGCAAAGGCTCTGACGCGAATCGCTACTGCGTCGCAGGCCGCTTTCGGCACAGCTGCAGCAATCGGCACCGCAACCGGCGAGATCCTCTTCAACGAGACAATCGGCTCGCTCGACCTGGGCGTGACCGTTGACCTTGGCGAGACCGTATCCGTTGGCAAGCGCACCGCCATTCAGGCGAGCCAGCCAACCATCACCGGCAAGGCTCCAATCCTGACCATCGCTGAGGGTCCTGCTTCGATGCGAACCCTTCCGCTGATCTTTGATGCGATTGGCGCAACCACGGCTGGCGCAGGACCGTACACTTGGACTTGGTCGCCAACACAGGGCGATGTTGACACGCTCGTCTTCTACTCGTTCCTCGTTGAGGATGGTGTTCAGAAGTATCTCGTGCGAGATGCTGCGCCTACCGAGATCACCCTATCGGCTGATGCCTCAGGGCTGCTCCAGGCTGGCGCAACCTTCGCCGCAACGACCGCTGCAACCTCAGTGCTTGCCTTCCCAACGGCGATCCCTGCCAACCCATTCTTGGCTGGGCGCTTGATGAGACTCAGCACCGATACCAACTTCCCTGACAAGGCTGGTACAGGCGCGACAAACTACTCGACAATCTACGACTTCAACCTGACGATCAACACAGGCGTAGGGATGGTCACGGCGCTTGACGGCAGCCTCACGGCCGCCACCGCAGCGCTGACCGGTGTGCTTGATGCAACGCTGACCTTCACGGTTGCGAGCAACACAGCCGCTGGGACATCGTTCCCAATCGCCGACATTGCCACCCAGAAGTACCTGCGCCTCTTCGGCACGACGACCGACAGCTACGGCGTATGGATTCTCGGCTCGTGGGAAGTTGAGAACGTCGTGCCGCTCTCGGCGGAGAACGAAGGCGTGGTGGTCAATGAGGTCACCTGCCGACTGGCGTACGATGTGACCTCAGGCAAGTCGCTTGAAGTCATCATTGACTCGCCACTGGCAACAGCGCCATAAAGCACAGCGCCTAGGGCGCTAGTAGGAGGGCAAATGGCAAGCACACGGACAATCACCTTGGATGGTGAGTACGCAGGCTGGAAGGCCGAGTTGCGCACAGGCGTGAGCGCTCGGATCTTGCTGGATCTGGAATCAGGCAGCTCGTCAAGGGCGCTTGAAGCATTCGCCAAGATGGTGGTCTCGCACAACTTCAAGGATCTAGACGGCAATCCGGCTGAAGATATCCTTGATGCTCCGATCGATGCGTTGAGCGCAACGCTTGATGCGTGGGGTAAGGCGAACCAGCCAGACCCCAAGTAAGGCTCGCTGCTCGGCGACTGGCACACGGTCAATCCTTTGCGCCACCGCCAGAAATCATCTTCCACATCCTTGGTGAGAAGTTTGGGATGTGGCCAGAGCAGGTGGCGAGCCTACCGATAGAAGAGGTGCTGCTCGCCTGGATGATCCACGCGGAGTTGCAGCCGAAAGGGAAGTAATGGCAAGCGGTGTGATCCTAGAGGCTACGGCTGATCGCAACTTTGATCAGTTGCGCCTAGGCTTCCTGAAGGGATCAAACCCCAGTGCCTTCAAGCGCTTGATGTCGTTCGCTGCGCTCAACGCAGCTCGAACGCTCCAGAAGCCGATGAAGGATGCAGCGCCGAAAGGCGAGACCGGCAACCTCCGCAAGCAGGTCAAGGCACGCAGGGCGCGCTTCAACAACCCTGCTGCTGTCGTTGGTATCAAGGGCGGCAAGAGGGGCGCGTTCTACGGCTGGCTCGTCGTTAGTGGCTCAGGTCAGCGGCGCACCACAGCCAACGGCACATTCTCGGTCAAGGGCGTAAAGGCGCGGCCATTCATTGATGAAGTGGTAAAGAAGCCGACAAATATGAACCGCGCCCTAGAATCGTATTCCAAGACAGTTGCCGCCTATTTCAATGATGCGGCATTCCGCAACACCATCCTCAAGTTCAAGAGAGGTAATCAACGCTGATGGCTTCCAACCAGTCTGCAAACTTTGTCGTCAAGGCTAAGGACCAAGCCACAGGACCGCTTGGCAAGATTGGCACGTCGCTCGGCAAGCTAAAGTCCACATCGATCAGCGTCTTCAAGGGCATTGCTGGAGCCTCAGCAATCGGCGTTGCCGCCCTAGCTGCGTTCACTGGTAAGGCTATCAAATCTGCGATTGAGGATGAGCAGGCAAGCATCCGCCTCAATGCAGCCCTCAAGTCGCGCGGCATCCTAACCGATGGCCTAAAGAAGAAGATTGACCAACAGATTACTTCAATGCAGGCGCTTGGCTTTACCGACGATCAGGTGCGTGCCGGTATTGAGATGGGCAGCAGGTTCTTCACCGAACAGGCTGACTTGCTTAGGGTCAACGCTGTGGCGGCAGATGTTGCCGCGATCACTGGCGGCGAACTTGTTGATGTTATCTCCGCCATTGCCAAAGGTCAGCGTGGACAAACACGAGGACTTGTCACTCTTGGTATTCAGGTCAAGAAGGGCGCAACGCTCAACGACATCCTTACTACTGCTACGGAGAAGTACGGTGGAGCCGCAGATGAACTTGCTAACTCTACGAGTGGAAAGTTGCTCATCGCCCAAGACAAGTTCAACGAGGCCATTGAGGCGTTTGGGTACAAATACTTGCCACAAGTCAATCAGGTTCTCAACACCATTGTAGAAGAGGGGCTACCAGCCTTTGAGAGCTTGTTAGATAACATTGCGCCAAAAATCATTGCCCTTGCTGAAGACCAAGTGTTCCCATTATTGAAGTCATTTGATAACCTAACAAAGTCTCTTGGATTTACTGGTGGTGCCTTTCAGTTGCTTGGCGGAATCATTGAGGCTGTGTTCAATCCAGTTGCCAGGATTCTGGAGGCGCTAAGGGTTGTCATTGACGCGATCACCGCAGGCATCCGCTTTATCACTGGGCAACCTTCCTTGGGAACCGGCGTAAGCCCAAACCCAATGTCCTCCAAGTACTCAACCGCAGGCAATGTTGGCACCTCATACGGACCACCTGGCAACACGACGCTTGTGACCAATGTCTCAATCGGCACCACAAAGGTCGACACGGTTGTGACCAACTCCGTAAAGAAGGCAATCCCTCTTACTCGCGGTCGCTAAATGGCGAACCCATTCACGCTAATCGTTGCAGGGGTCACAGGTGCAGGTACAGGTGGCGACCTGCTCGCCCTGCCAGCGCCAGCCTCAACGACCACGCCGTATGTTGACCTTTCAACCCTGTCAATGTCTGTCTCAGGCGACGGCAACGGCGGCTCTATGCAGTTCGATGTCATTGAGCCAAAGACCCCAGGCGGCGGACCGTGGTGGCGTTCAGGAGCTGTCTATGACAATGCGCGCGTGCAGTTCTTTGACAGCCGCTACAGCGCCACCACGCCGATCTTCCTTGGCTTTATCACCAACATCAGCGGCAACCTTCTAGAGAACGGCATTGGCTCTAAGGCAAGCGTTGAGGTTGCAGACGCAGATGAGTGGCTGGGCCGCACGATCATCCGCAACGGCAAGACTGGGCTGAGGGCATCGTCGTTGGTGGACTCTTTCTCGCAGGGTAAAGCCTCCTCAACAGATGTTGAGCATATCAACTCGCTCTTGGCTCGCGTCCACACGCAGGTCAACGATGCCACGACGCGCCAGATTCTCAACACCTCAATCATCAGCGGAGTGACTCGCGGTATCTACACAGGCACTCCGCAGACTATTGGCGCGCAGATCTTCAGGGCAACAACCCTGCAAAGCGCGCTCGACCAGATCGCCGAAGCCGGAGGCGGAACCGCAGGTGTGCAGTACAAGTATTGGATTGATAACGACGGCCGCCTCAACTACGGACCAAAGACGGCTGCTCCTGTCTACGCCAACGCTCCTGCCGAGATCGTGACCGACCCTGCAGACGTGCAGCTCGGTAGTGCCTCCACCGTGACGCGCCTCCTAGCGCGCGACCTTAGCGTCAACCTTGACCACTCCGCGATTGTCAAGGCGATCTTTGTAGAGCCAGACTCTGCGCTCGCTCGATACGACAGCAACCAGACCTACCCCACCGCTCCTACGAACGACCCATACTTCCGCACCTACACCGGCACCTACAGCCGCGACGGCGCAGGGCTAACCGCACGCAACGGCCCACTGGCGCACGAAGTGTTCAGCGCGCCAAAGGTCAACGCGATTGGTGACCGTGGACCAATCATTGGTGCGCTTACGCGAGCGACAATGCTTTCACGAGGAGCGCCGATCCGCACAGTGTCATTCACCGTTGCCGGTGGGGATCTAGGGCAGACGGCATCGCCTGATTGGTCCTATGGCTACAACCAGGGCTACGCGCTGACCGCAGCTGCAACCTACACGCTCGTAAAGGCGTGGCTGCCAGATCAATACGTCAAGTTGACTGCGCCGAGCCTTGACCTCTCTTCCACGATCCTTCGCATCGCGCAGATCACAATGCGCTTTGCAGATGGCGCGACGTATCAGACGCAATACGAGATCCAGGCAGACTTCCGTCGCCAGTACTTCAGCGGCTTTGGTCGCATCATCGGAGGTGAGTAATCGTGGGCAACTACGGCACAGACCTAGAAGGCTTTGGCGCATTTGAGGGTGGGGTCAACTCAGACAAGGGCGCACCGCTCATTAGCACCAACAGCGCTGGAGAGACGGCGCGACTCTTCTCTGCGGCTGCGCTCCGAGAGATTCAAGGCGGCGTGGCTAACGGCGACTTTGCTATTCCGCCGGATGCGGCTGGGGACACGATCACAGAGGAGAACGGACTGCCGTACTGGACATTCACGGATGTCAACAGCGGCGGCCTGATTACCTGCGCGGTGGCGGTCGATGCGGCGACCTCATCTAGCAATGTCCTGAAGTGGACCGTGGCAAGTGGCACAACGACTGGCAAGAGCGCAAAGATCACGCGCTACATCCCAATCTCCTCAACGCTGTCGCGCTCATTCTCCTACTACATCGAGGCATCGTTCACCGACGCAACAAACAGCGCGCAGTCGGAGGTAGAGGTCAGCGGCGCGTTCTATAAGACCGACCTCACCGTTGCTTCTGGATCGTTTACCTCTGGCACCGTGGCGTTCTCCTCCCTGACTTCTACGACTGGCGTGACCGCACCTGCAAACTTTGACTCTGGCTCGCTGCTCTCGACCACCGCGCCATCGGATGCGGCATACCTGCTGCTCACGGTCACGATCTCAACGGTCGCCACGCAGAGCGCCGACCGCACCATTGAACTGGCTGAGGTCAACCTGTTCCACGGCTCGCCTGAGCTGCTGCTGACTGATCGAACTGCACCGCAGACCCACCAGCCAGCGGTGCTGCAAGCAGATGGCGGTGAGTTGCTGATCCAAGCGTCCGCTGGCAACAGTATGACGATCACCTCAACCAAGACAAACTTCAACAACTCGGTCACCACCACTGGCAGCCTTGGCTTTGACGCAGAGGTTTACGGCTCGTCTGCGCTCACTGGACCAAACTTGAACCTAGCCGGCACAAACGGTCAGCTCTGGTCATTCTCGAACTCAACTGGCGCGGCTGATGTTGCAGCCTCTACCTCCACCACGCGCTCTGGAATCCTGATCACTAAGCCAACAGCAGGTCAGCCAACCACGAATATCAACGGCACGACTACCACGGATGCATTCGCTGACGCACTACGCGACGGCGGCATTGCTGTAGATACCAGCAACAATCGCGCCTACTTCTATGACTCAGGCTGGAAGTACGCCGCCCTTACCACGCCGTCGGACGCACGCCTCAAGGAAGAAATCACCGCGATCACTGGCGCACTTGACACGCTGCGTCAGCTCGTGCCTGTGGCGTTCAAATGGAAGGCTCCAGAGGCACACGGCCGCACAGACGCTGTTGCTGACGATGGGAAGCGCCTCGGCTTTATCGCCGATCAGGTCGCCACGACCGACTTGGCGTACTGGGTTGAGACGCTCGGCGTAGACGAGCGTGAAGCGCATCTCGTAGACACCACTGAGGTGCTTGCCATCAACATCCCTCAGAACGAGATGGAGGCGCTCGTGGTGCAGGCGCTGCTCGACATTGACACGCGCCTCAAGGCGCTGGAGGCACAATGACCCCACGCCAGATTGACCAACTGATCGAGCGTCTGGATTCTCACTCAGCCAAGCTGGATGAGGTGCGCTCTGACTTGGACAGGATCAAAGGAGGATTGGTTGTAGGTGGGGCGCTAATGTTTAGCGTGCTAGTTCCAATCATCGCCGTACTGCTTTCTAAGTGAAGCGCGCCGCGTTCCCACTGCTAGGGATCATTTTCACGACGCTGCTCTTCCTGCCTGTCGTGCGCGGCGCGCTTCACTTAGAAAGCAGTACGGCGATGATTGGAAC